GTCCTTGTCGAACACAGCCGTCTCAGGCCGGTAGACAGCGATCATGCCCTCACCTTCGAGGCCAAGTTCAGTGCGAAGGTAATCCTGCACCCCGGTTCGTGCGCACCGGACAGACCCCGTAAGGTATCCTGCAGCTGTGCGGCGCATCGATGTCACGGGAGCAGCGTCGACGAAATTCATTTCACTTGTCCTCGTCATTTGGTGCTCCCGAATGGCACAAACCTAATCGTGCTAAAGTTTCCCTTGGTCACGCCTTGTTCAAGGGCCACCGTGGTTCGATGGTTGCCATCTTTGAGAAACGCTGTCCCATCGGGCATAAAGATTACAGTCCCGGAGTCCTTCTTGTAACGTGCGACGTCAAACCCATTGCGCAGTGCGTCGAGGTTTTCAGCACGCAACGTGGATTGTCCGCTAACAAGAACGTTCAGATTAACGGATTCCTCGCCAAAGACGACGTCGCTGGTAATCGAGAGTTCGCGTATTTCATCCAGTATTTTGCGATCTTCCTCGTACGCCTGCTTAACGCTTTCGATTTCAAACTTTCGATACTGCTGGAGTTCATTTTGAACGTATGTCCAATCGCCTTCTTTTCCAACAACCTTATCGCGCGAGCCTTGCCTCCCGGAGTTGCCTCCATTCTTGCCGACCCATTGGCCGCCAATGCTTGACCCTTTGGGTGCACGGGCTTGGGCGTCTGTGATCAGAGCGGCTGCGCGCTGCTTCGCCAAGATACGCTGGACCATAGCAAGAGCAATTGGATCCGTCAAGCGCGGATCTTCATTCTCGACGCGGTCGTACAAGGCGACTAGGCTCTCTCTCATGTCAATTCATCTGCGCGGCGAAGCGCGTTCCTGCTAGGGGGTTCAAGCCTTGCTGACTCAAGATTGGCTTGGGTTCCATGAAGCCGCCATTGTTGTCTAGTTCGGCGAACCCGTCAGCCATGTTATTGAGCTTCATGAATTGGTAAGTCGAAGAAGGCTTTGAACCAACAAAGTCTAGATAAGAAGGCGGGACAAGCCTTCCAGAGCTTACGAAACGGCTGATGTTGCGTTTGTAAGCGTTCTCAGGGTTGACTGACATGTTTACTATCGAAACCTTATAACCAGCAGCCTTGTAAAGATCAACAGTCTTCTTGATGGAAACAGGATTGTCGCCGACCTTTGGCAGAACAACGTTTGAGCCCTTTGATATAACTAGGGCTTGAAGGCTCTTTGATAGGTCTGAGCTCTCTTCGTGGACTGCAGCAGCGCCCGCGCCACGGTCAAACTCTGGGATGGACTTCTTGATCTCGTCCGAATCAAGGATCATGGCTCTGCGGCTAACCGCAAGCTCGTTCGCGATGGTTGACTTCCCAGCTGCAGGAGGACCGAGCAATATCGTCAACTCTCTGTCATAGAGAATTGGCTCAACGGTTTTGTTGGTCTCTTTCCAACCCAACTCATTAGCTTGAGTCTCCCAAGCTTCCAACGCGGCCTCGGTACCTTTGATGTCTTTGCCGTCGACTTTGTAGTTGCGGTTGTCGTGCCATTCTTCGGAACCGTAACCCGGCTTATTGTTCGTAGATTCGCGCCTCTGCATCTCATCGATGATTGACAAGAGAGCGACGTGCGAGTCAATGGTTTCGCGGCTGGCACCTGCTAGGACAAGAGCCTTGAGCTCTTCGCGCGAGCCTGTGGTTGAGGAGCCTGAGCCCTTGCCGACCCATTGTCCGCCTATGCTGCTGCCCTTGGGCGCGCGGGGTTGCTCGTCGGCCACCTTCTTCGCTTCCAGCTTCTTCTGCGGAACCATCGCCTCCGCAGCGCCATCCTCGCCCTCTTCCGCCATATCCCAAAGAGCTTCGCCACCTTCTTCGAAGTAGGCATTATACTCTGCCTCCAAGCCGGGTATGACGCCAGCCTGAGTGAGCATGTTGACGGCCCCGCGCGAGAGAACCTCGTCAGGGATCAAGCCTGTGTCCTTGAGCGTCTTGATGGTGGCTACGCCCACACGGCCCAGCTCAGAGCGTTCCTTGTCGCTCATCTGCCACAGGCTAGCCCAGAAGTAGTGAACCTCTGGAGGACGCAAGCCTAGCGCCGAATGGATCAAGCACTCATCGAACATTTGAAGCGCAGGCCTGATCCTGAGCTCTTGATTCGCAGAGATGTGATCGTAGTAGTTGCGCAGGTCAGACTCACCAGTCGCATTCATTCCGCTGGGGGAAGTCCCGAACAAGCGAGTCATCGGCACATCTGCTGCACCAGAAGCGTTCTGACTAAAACGATCCATGATGTCAGGAAGAGCCGCAAAGCTATAGGTCTTCTGCTCGTATTCCTCCATCTCGCCGTCGAGGATCAGCATACCGTTGTTGCCCTTGGCAGCAGCAGCAAGAGCATAGCGCGCCAACAGCTTACGTTCTTCGTGCGGATTGCCTGCGATCTGCATCAAGCCTTTGACTTTGATGACATCGATCTTAGCTTCAAACACAAGGGAAGCAATGTTGGCTGCAACCGAATCAAAGTGCTTGATGGCCTCAAGAACCGCAGAGAGAACGCTGACCCCAAGACGGAAGCCGTACCCTTGGCGCGTCCCAACAAGAAGGTTGTCGTCTGGGCTGTCGCTTCCGAGGAATACGATAACGCGAGAGGAGTCAATCCTAACTATGCCTGCAGCAGTCGACCCGACAACATCGAACCATTTGGGCTTGCCAAATCGATCAGACAAGGCGTCCTGTTCGATTTCTCCTGGGCTGAGTTGCCGGTGAGTAAGAACAGTAGCAAAACGTATCCCCCCGAGCTTGACCTTGGTTGGGTCAACCGGAAGCGAAGGATCGTCTCCCATGTCGTAATACACGTAGCAGCACCCGTATAGGCGCGCGAGCTTGTCTGCTCGAAGGAACTTCTCTTGAAGCCCAAGCTTCTTCTCGAGAGCTTCCAGCTTCTCGATCTGATCCTCTTCTGCCTGCCAGTTGCGCCAGCGACGGAAGGTATCTGTTGATGGAATGTCAACAATCTTCTTGGCCAGCCACGACGTCTTGTATGCCGCAGTCAATTGCTGATCGTCGACATGCTTCTCGAAATATTCTACGGAAGTGGCCTTGTCACGTGCAGTGCCGAGAGATGCCGTAAGGCTCTCTAGTCCATCTGCGAAGTTGACAGGCTTGTTCATGATCAGAGATTGTCCAGATTGATTCGGTCGTTGCCGGATAACATTTCGTTGATTGCGTCCATCAGGGGATCGACTTGGTCGTCGTGTCCGCTTCCTAGACCATCAAAGGTCGCAAGCTCTGTGCGCAGGCTATTGATCCATGGCGCGTTCTTAGGTAGCCAAACCATCCCTGAAGAAACCCAAGGAGCGGCGTCTAGGCCACGGGTATACTTGTCCCGCTCTCGAGGGATAGGCTGGACAGGGACGCCCTTACGCTTGAGCCCCTGGATCAAGCCTGTGCCACTGGCCTTGTCCTCGATCTTGAAGCCGCGCGGGTGAATGCCCATTGTCCGGTATCTGTTGTAGAAGAACAATGCATTCTTCTCTAGTTCTGGAGCTTCCCACTTGCCTCGAAGCTGATCGATCAAGTAGATGCCCGTGCGGTTCTTTGCCTTGCCCCAGAGCTGGAATACGCTAAAGTCGTTCCGCTCTTTAGTCTTCATGGCAGTGTCGGCGAACATTCCGAAGTGATCGATCTCCGGAAGCTCAACCCATTCCTTGAAGCAGTCCATGTCGAAGAGAGCCCCCTCGACGCTTGTTGGCCTACCCTTGTACTGACTCTGGTAAGTGTAGGCGTCAGCCTTGAGGATCTCTATCTGTTCTAAGTCGTGTTTCTCTTGCCAGAGCGGACCTTCGGGAAGATTATGAGGGATAGGTATCCCATGAGTCCATTCGGCAGGGTAGCTGTCGCCACTCTCGATGACGACCGGAAGGTCAAGGTGGTACCAGTAGTCTCCAGTCCCACCAGTAAGCAGATGCCCTGCAAAGTCTTCGTTGTGGAGCCGCTGCATGATCACAACGATCGGGACACCCTCGTGAGCCAGACGGCTTCTGAAGGTGTTCGTTGATCTACGGTTGACGTGATCTCTCTTTGTTGGACTGAAAGCGTCGTCCGGTTTGAGCGGATCGTCAATCACCAAAGCCCCAGTGAACTTATTCTTCTCCATGCGCCCAGCACGGAAACCGGTGATCGATCCACCAGAAGCTTTAGCAAGCAAGCCGCCGCCTAAAGAAGTCTGCCAACGGTCTTTAGCTTTAGAATCAGTCCTGAGTTCGAAAGAGCTAGAGCATATTGCTTGGTAGTCTTCAAGCTGGACGAGCTTCTTAACCTTGTCGCTGTTCTCCTTTGCAAGCTCATCGCTGAACGTCGCGTGGATGAACTTAGAAGCAGGATTGACCTGAAAGCCTTTGGCCATGAAGTTGATGACCGCAAGCTCAGTCTTGGTGTATCCTGGTGGCAGAGTAATCAGAAGTCGGTCTATCTCTCCATTAAGCACGCGATCAAGAGCATCACCGATCAACTCGTGGTGTTGGCCAACAAGGAAGTCCATGCCCTCTCGTTCTGGGAAGAACCAACGAGTGAAAGCTAGGAGAGGCCCCCCGGCTGAAAGCTCAGACGCCTTCTTCCGTTGAATCGCCAATGCCAAAAGCGCTAAGCGGGATGCCGAGTCGTCGTGCTTCATCTCTCAGCTTTGCCTCGTCGGTTAGATCGACAGTCTGCAAAGGTCCACCGTCCTTGCCTGTGATCTCTGAGCGGTCAGCAAGCCCAAGATCTCTGGATATGATCAGAGGGTTCAGAAGACCCGCTGCAGCGCCAGTGAACTTGGCTTCATACATTGCCTGCTCCACGACTTCAACAACGCAAAGAAGGTCTTCTCTGTCCTGCCCGCGACGCCACCTTCCCCAGTTGTCTCTGTTTATGCCGAGGTACAAGCAGAGGCCAGCAAGAGTTGGCGAACGCATCTTAGGGATATTTTCGACCCGGCTTACCCCTTCAAAGCTAACAAGCCTAGCTTCTTGGAGCTGGTTGTTCTCAAGCCACTCGAAGTATCCTGCGCATGCTACCATCAAATCTTGCGGATTGGCATACGATCTAGCTGCTCGCATATTTGCAAGGCCAAGCTTCCAGAGTTGGTTACCCTTGTAGAAGCCGGTCATATCGGTGTCTGCTTTAGGTTCGGGATCAACAGACATAGTTATTCCTTCAGGGTTAACCCTAGGGCCAGTCGCCTCTCAACGGAGGTCGGTATTCCTGGTCGTCCTGTTAGGCTACTTCGACAGAGTCAAGGCTTGTGGTAATGTTCTTGCCGTTGAGAGTCAAGCCAACCTGCATCTTTGAAACGGAAGAGCTGAGGAGTGTGGCAAGAAGGCCCTCGAAAGGACCAGAGATGAGCCTGAGCTGCTTACCTTGGAGATGAGCCTGAGAAAGCTCAGAGAGCTTGGCGGCGACAACCTCGAACGCAGTAAGCTCTATTGGCTTGCTGGAATTGTATTGGATCTCGAGTTTTCGGAGAATTTGAATCTCGCAATCTCGCGCATAGCAAGGTCCAGCTGATGTCCGCACTACGCCGTAGACGTGCTTGGTACGCAGTAGCCTCGAAAGAGATTCATCGTCTTGCGATGCGACGAAGAGGTAGCCGGGTAAAAGAGGAAAGGAGAAGAGCGCGCGGCTGCGCCCTTGCTTCGCGGCTTCATGCTTAGGAAGCTTGCGCCATTTCGATATCGTCGGGTTGTAGCATTCAATAGAGTAACCATCGGATAGATCGCAAGCTATGCGAATCTCTTCGCCTCCTTTGACGACCGCAGCGACCCAATGTTTGCCTTCTAATCTCAAGCCATTTTCCTCAGAGGGTTACCCGTTGAAAACAATATGCCGGAGAAGAATGGCAGAAGCACGACAATAGATGATGATCAACGAAAATATTCAATTCATGGCAATGCGCAAGTTAGAATAATTAATCGAGTTTAATTCAAAGGACCCGAGAAATAGTTCAGATAATTCTCCAGAGAATCCCCCCGCTAGGTTCAACTCAAATAGCAGAACGGAGTAATCGGAGCATAGCGTCAGGCCATAAGTCTTAATCCCAAAACTTATCGAACTCCTGTGCCATAGGCGCTGTGTTGGCCTTAGTTCTTTTACGACTGACTTGCCTCTCTTGAGCTCGAGAGGTTTCCAATAGTCGTCTGAAGCGAGGAGGCAATCAGGCAGGCCAACGTCTGCTCCCTTTGCAGGTTCAATGAAGCTGATCCTGCCTTCTGGGAATCTTTCAGGGTCACGCAAGGCATTACGTAACAGGCTTTCTTTTAGGGGTTTGCTGACCAAGGTCGATCTCCCAATTAAAAAGGCTGGCTCTTTCGAACCAGCCTTGACGCCACAATCAGTTTCAGATCATTTGCCGTCGTTGACGGGAACGTAATCCGGGTTCTTGTAAACGCGATTGCGGACGATGTGCGAGATAACGCCAGCAGCGGTCTCGAACTGATCAGCAAGAGCCTTGTGCGAATGGGTCGGCTTACCGGCCTTGGGGTGATCATCAGGGTAGCACAGGGAACGAAGACGGCGAATCTCAGCGACCTGTTCATCGGTGAATTTCTTTCGGCCAGTTGCCGGGGCTTCGGCGTTAAAGGTTTCAGGTTCTGCAGTTTGAGGTTCTGCGTTTTGGGTGTCCATCTGGTTCATCTTTCTTTGTTGGTGGTGAAATCTGCTTGATTCTTTTCTCCAGTGACGATCTTATCGGCTGGCTGCTCAGCAGAAGCATCAACTATTTGAGAAGAGGGTGCGATTATTTCCAGACGCGCCCCCCGGGGGTTGTTGAAGCTGCATTGGCAACCCGTGAGCTTTTCCTTGATCGCCCAAAGAAGTTGCCAATAAACGCCATGTTTTGTGTGTTTATTTCCTATTAGCAACCCCAAGCAGCCTATTGGCAACCTCAGCTAAAAACCAAGAAGTTGCCAATCTTTCCTATTGTTTACTGGGCTTTACTCCTATTGGCAACCCTTATCTTATTCGATAAGTGAAAAGGTAAGCAGGAAAATAATAATAGTCGGAGCGAGGAATCAAGAAAATATTCCTTGTTCTTCCACGGGGGGCTTTTGAGGTTGCTAATCGGCTTTGAGGTTGCCAATTGCCAACATCCCTATGTTTTAGATGGATTTTTATTGGCAACTTCTTCCAATCATAAAAACACAATGAGGTTGCCAATCCTCCACATTATCGAGCGATTAGGCAACAATAAGCACTAACTCCTCAAGAACTCTCAAAATAATTGAATCTTTTGCCTCCTTTTCGGTCTATAAAAAATCTTGAATGAAAATCTCTACAGCAAAGGAAGCGCCGTGAGAGAGAACGACAACCCTTTTTACGGTACAGGCACCGAGGACGATACCGCTAATCAACCCGAAGCGGCGACGCAAGCCGTCTACCTTGGCTTCGACGCCGCAATCTATTTGAGGGGTAAAACCCCTTGTCAAGCTTTGCCTGCCGTCTTGAACCTGAGAGGGGTCAAATTCTTCATGCTTGATTCTGACGGAAACCAATGGCCAGTCAACAGGAAATATTTGGCTGATCGAATGGAGAGAGGCGAATACGTTTGGCTTTCTTCTGAGCGCAAGAAGATCGGCATCAACGTGGATGGGCAGTCTGTCACTGCTTTACAGATCAAGGCGGTAAAAGATATAAGCCTCTATTCGCCGGAGTTCAAACCAGCATTCTCCGAGAGCAAGATCGAGAGTCTTCTCAAGAAGCCTCCTGGCTCCTTTTTCTTTAAGGGGCGCATGCGCAAATACAAACAGGACGGTTCCGTAGGCAAAGGCCAAAACTACAGCACCCTCAAGAGGCTCCATGCGCAGCGCCTAGCAGAACTAGAAGGCAACCAGTAATGGAAAACAGCTCAACTAAAGATCTGCTCCATTACGATGTTTGCGCGATCAGTTCTATCCTTACTCGCGACTTCTTTCAGCAACCCCCCGGTCTTTGGTTCTCGCTCAAAGAGGCATACCGTTTTTATGCCCCAATGACCGACGTCGTAGCGGCGCGCCAATCAAACAGCGACAATAGGTCAGACCAGATTGACGGTTCGATATGCAAGCTTCTTGCCTCGGAACTCCGCAAGCAACGATTATATGTTGCGGCAAGGGTTTGGATCGGTGGCGGGTTGCAGAGTTCGGTTTGGCGGACAGAGGTCGAATACTTGAGGTTCATCACCCAGCGAGCCTCGATCCCCTCTGGCACGAGGGGGGCTTCACCCAAACAAGACTTCG